CAGTATCAAATGGAACTAAGGCAGGCCATCAGCCGTGCAGGCGGTGCGCCAATCCTGACACTAGACGATCACAGGCGCTATTTGGTCAGCCCATATAGCTACAACCTTCCAGATTCAGGGTATGGCCTCTAATGCTTCAGGCAACTAGATCAGCAAATCAGTACAGTATAAAGGCGTCGTCTGTTCCAGCGCCTGTTGGCGGTTTAAATAGCCGTGATTCCATCGATGCAATGCCGCAAACTGATGCGCTGATTATGAACAATTTTTTCCCGACAACTGGCAAGATTACGCTGCGCGATGGCTACACGCAGTTCTGCACTGGCGTTGGCTCTGGTGATGTGGAAACGCTGATAGAGCATAGTGCAGGCGCAAACAGGCAGTTGCTGGCGATCGGCAGCGATGGCGCGGTATATCAGATTGACACTGGGTCAGCCGTTAGCAAGAAAACCGGCCTTGCCAATGGACGCGCAGAACATATCGAGTTTAACAATCATACTATTGTGGTGCCTAGTGGCGCAAACGTGCCGTTTAGCTGGGATGGCTCCAGCACTTCTGATCTGTCAATCACGCTTTCAGACAGCGTAAATCCAAACACATTAACCGGCGTATTTGCCTTTAAAAACCGCGTTTATTACTGGACAGGCACAAGTCAAAATTTTTACCACAGTGCATCCGTTGATACATTCCAAGGCAACTTTACCAAGTTTCCTGTCGGCCTGGTCGGCACTTACGGCGGTAACATCATCATGATCAATTCGTTAAGCATTGACGGCGGTGATGGGGTTGATGATTTGTTCTGCATCATTATGTCAAGCGGCGAGGTGCTTATCTATAGCGGCTCTAATCCTTCAAGTGATTTCTCTCTCGTTGGATCGTTTCGTTTAGCAGAGCCAGTGCAGGAAAAGCGTGCAATTGCAAAGCTTGGCGGCGATGTGATTATTATGACAAAAGAAGGCTATTTGCCGTTGTCGCAAGTTGTCCGGCAAGACCTCATTGGCAACAAGGCAGCAGCCATATCAGAAAAGATTAGAGGCACGGTAATTGCCCAGGTGGCGCAAACCGGCACAAGTCAGGGCTGGCAGATATTTGTTAGCCCAGATGGAGATAAGGTTTACTTTAACTATCCAACGCTTGACCCAGACACTGATCCGTACAATCAGCACGTTTTCAACCCGATCATCCGGGCTTGGTGCATTTTTGAGAATTTGCCAGCCGTCGTTTGGGGTCAATTTAACGGTGACACCTTTTTTGGCGGGGCTGGTGGCAAAGTTTTTAAGGTTGGCGGTGATTCCGATGTCGGTGAAAATATAGTTGGCGATCTTGCCACAAGCTATAATTATTTTGGTGATCGCGGCGGGGTCAAACGGTTCAGCAGCGTGCAGCCAATGCTAGAGGGTGAAACAGATATCCAGTTTGATTTTGGGGTTGGTGTGGATCAAGCGCCAGTAGCTGGAATCGCTGTATCAACAACAACCTTTGCAAGCAATACGGCAAGTTGGGATATAGCTAGCTGGGATAATTCTTTTTGGGCTGATGTGGTAGGCGTTGGCATTACTAAGCGCCGCAAGGCGGTCAACAAATTTGGCTTCAGCGCAGCGCTACGGATAAAAGTAGCAACATCGACGCAAACGGTTTCGTTTATTTCAGCACATTACACATTCTCACCAGGGGGGCCGTTTTAATGGCATTTTCAGGCGGCACATTTAGCAGGACTTTCGACTGCACAACGGATCGTGATAACGGCGTTAAAATCCTTGCAGATAAATTCGACACAGAACTGGACGGTATGGCTGTTGGCCTGTCTACAGCAATTCTCAAAGACGGCACACAGACTTGCACGGCAGCTATACCGTTTGCCCAAGGCATCACCCTGCCTGATAACAAAACCATTGCGTTCGGTACAAACTCTGATGTGCTAATTCAATACGATGAAACAACAACGGATTCACTGAAAATATCAGCAGCAGAGGGCGCTGGCCTTGCTATCACATTGATGGCAGATGAAGGCGATGATGCTGGTGATGAGTGGAAGCTAAACATTGCTGACGGCGGCACATTAACCCTTGGTAACGATATTAACAGCGCTGGCACATACGTCACGCATTTGACCATCACACCAAACGCAACCGTTGCAAGCAGCACGGTGGCTGTTGCTGGCAACCTCACAATTGGCGGCGCTTTGACCTTAGGATCAGGCGCGGTCATCAGCGAGGCTGAATTAGAGGCAATTAACGGCGTTACGGCTGGCACAGTTGCAGCTAGTAAAGCCGTAATTGTTGACAGCAATAAAGACGCGGCAAGTTTTCGTAATCTGACTGCGACTGGTGCGGTAACTGGTGGCAGCTTTGTTATTGGCAGCGCTGACATATCTGAAGCCGAGCTTGAAACGATTGACGGCGTTACGGCTGGCACTGTTTCGGCAAGCAAAGCAATGATTGTTGATGCTGACAAAGACATTACTGGTGGCCGCAACCTGACAATCACAGGCGAGTTAGACGCAGCAACGCTTGACATTAGCGGCAATGCTGACATTGATGGCACGCTTGAAGCAGATGCCATGACACTGAACGGAACGGCAATTACTACTGTTGCAACCCTGTCAACAGGCATTTCAAACGGTAATCTGCCAGTGTTCACAAGCGGCGCGGCTGATGATGATTTCTTGCGGATTAATGGCACTGAGATAGAAGGCCGATCTGCAACAGAAGTGCTGTCTGACATAGGCGCACAGGCCAGCCTGACCTTTGGCTTATCAAACACAAATGCAGTCAAGATTGATAGCACTTCAGTTGCTGACGATGAGTATGCGCGGTTTACAGCCAGCGGCTTGGAAAGCAGATCAACATCCGAGGTGTTATCTGATATTGGCGCACAAGCCAGCCTGACATTCGGCATCTCAAACACAAATGCAGTCAAGGTTGACAGCACTTCAGTTGCTAATGATGAGTACGCTAGGTTTACTGCTAATGGTTTAGAAAGCAGATCAACATCCGAGGTGTTATCTGACATTGGCGCAGCGCCAGCCGCTGGAAGCAGCAACATTGTTACATCTGGCGCGTTGAACGCTGGCAGTATTACAAGCGGCTTTGGAAGCATTGATACTGGTTCGAGTGCAATAAGCACCACCGGTGCAGTTACTGGCGGCAGTTTTGTAATTGGCAGCGCAAATATATCCGAAGCTGAACTCGAAACAATTGATGGAGTTACGGCGGGAACTGTCGCTGCGTCAAAAGTTGCGGTTGTTGATGGTAGCAAGGATATCACTGGTTTTCGCAACGTTACTTTGACAGGCGAGCTTGATGCTGCCAGCCTTGATATCTCTGGTAATGCAGATATTGATGGAACGCTTGAAGCTGACGCTATCACAATTAATGGCACCGCACTAGCCACAGTGATAGCAGGCACAACAGTCACTGACGCTACAAACTCTGCGCACGTTTTAGTTACAGACAATGAAAGCACAAATGAAGAAAACCTAATTGCTTTTGTAGAGGGGGCTACGTCAACCACAGGTAATGTTGGCTTGGAAATGGATGGCACACTTACTTATAATCCAAGTTCCGGAACAGTAAGTGCAACTGTTTTTAAGGGCAACATAGACGCCGTGGATGGCGACTTTGATGGAACACTTGAAACAGACGCACTTTCTATCGGTGGCACAACAATCACAACGACTGCCGCTGAAATTAATCTAATTGATGGTGGCACAGCGAGAGGCACAACAGCCGTGGCCGACGGTGATGGCGTGCTTATCAATGACGCTGGAACAATGCGTATGACCAAGGTTGACACACTGTCAACCTATATGGCCGGTAAGAGTGTCGGTGGTGCAAACATAGTTACGACAGGGGCCTTAAACGCTGGAAGCATTACATCTGGCTTTGGTGCAATTGATGTTGGTTCAAGCGCAATCACCACCACTGGTGCAGTGAATTTTGGAAGTTTGGCTGACGGTGCAATTACGATTACAGCTTTCGTTGATGAAGATAATATGTCGTCTAACAGCGCGACACTTGTGCCAACGCAGCAATCTGTAAAAGCCTATGTAGATGCCAATGCTGGTGGCGGTGGCGCTTGGAATGTAATCAGCACAACAACAGTCACTAGTGATGTTACATCAATTGATTTTACGTCAATTGGTTCATACAAACGTTATGTTCTGAAATGGGATTGCACTATGAACAATGCCGCCCTCATTGCGATTAAAATTTACGACAATGGTTCTCTTGTGACATCATCAGATTACGTTGGGGTTCGAGGTACGACTGGCGCGAGCTATGGTGCTTTTCAAACAACAAGCACTAGATGGCTTTCATCAACCGGGATGACAACACAAATTGGTTATCTGGAAATCAGCGCAGTCGAGCCGCGCTTGCCTTTTAGAATGGAAGTGGCCGGTCTGTCAGGAACAGGTAACAGTGGAGAAATTACGTATTCAACCGGCGGATTAAAATCTTCATATTCACTTACAAGTTTATCGGGTTTACAGCTTGCAACAACAGGCACTAACGACATCGCAACAGGTAGATTTAGTTTGTACGGCTTGAGCCAGTGAGGGTTTTGATATGAATAAAATGGTAAATGGAAATCTTGTTGAGATGACTGATGCAGAAATTGCAACGGCAAATGCTGAACGAGATGATTACATAAACAACCTGTTGCCAACTGATGTTCGCAACCAGCGTGACAGCTTGCTAGCCGCAACAGATTGGACTGCTTTGTCAGACGTTACTCTTTCTGAGGCTTGGACAACATACCGGCAAGCCCTGCGTGATATACCAGCGCAATCTGGTTTCCCTGCAAGCGTGACTTGGCCGACAAAGCCTGAGTAAGTTGATGGCAAAACCTACCGCAGCATCTGTGCAAAGCCAGATTGATACGCATGAGGCGGTGTGCGCGGAGCGTTGGCGGGAATCGCTGGTTCGCTTCAAGCGTTTGGAAATGATCCTCATCGGTCAAGCTGCCACGTTAATCGTGCTGCTTGTCGCAGAACGCATCTAACAATAGAGACAATCATGGAGCCTATCACAACCGCTTTAGCGGCAGTCAGTGCTGCGTCTAGTGCAATCTCATTTATTAAGGCGCGGGTCAACGATGTGCAATCGATATCAGAATTGTCGGGGCAAATATCAACACTGTTCTCAGCTCAAAAGGTTTTAAATGAAAAGCGTAGTGAACAAGCAGGCGTTGGAGATGTCTCATTTAAAGGCAGCATTGATTCTGTATTAGAAGCGAAAAAGTTGAATGAAGAGATGGTTCAAATTTCTCAGCTAATTAACATGCGCTTTCCAAAGCCAGCGGATCAACCAAGTACATGGCAAGAAATTTTAAATCATCACAATGAGGCACTTAGGCAACAGAAAGCGGCGCGGCAGGCGGCCATGCGTGAAAAGGCTCGTAAATCTGAAGAGCTTGAAGAAACGCTTAAAACTTGCGCGCTCGTTGCGTTCGTGTGTGTCGTGGCTATCGGACTGTTGATTTTTTTGTTTGCGGCAATCGCAAACAGCGCAGAAGAAATAATATTATGAACCGCCTGATTTTCGGCGCAGACGATTATCTTAAAAAATGGGCAGCAAAACAAATCGGCATTGATGGCTTTGGGCCGTC